CCACAGTTGCAAGCCCTAATGCGGCCTACCAGAGAATGAGTCAGTTTTGGGATTTGATAACAGATTTGAAGGAAGGAACATACAAAATCAGGAGTGAACATAGAAAGTATTTACCGCAAGAAAGTCGCGAGACAGACGATAGTTATGATGTCAGACTCAGCAGATCGACTGTAGTGCCATACCTCCAACGAATCGAGAAGATGCTCTCAGGTATGTTGGTCAGGAAGCCAGTAAGACTAGATGATGTATCTGACTTGGTGAGAGAACAGTTATTTGATGTTGACCTTGAGGGTAACGATTTGAACGTGTGGCTGTATAACACAGCCCGATTAGCTATTAGCTTTGGTCATGTTGGAGTATTAGTAGATGCACCGAAAGAAGGGGACAAGGCCAGACCCTATTGGGTGACGTACACACCGAAAGATATACTTGGATTTAGGAGTGAGATTATAGATGGCATAAGGCAACTCACACAGTTGCGTCTATTGGAACAGGTTGTTGAACCAGATGGAAAGTATGGTGACAAGATCATTAAACAGATCAGGGTATTAGAAAGGGGCAGATATGAGATTCATAGAAAAGATGAAAAGAAAGGTGAATATAAATTGTTTGATGAAGGTGAAATGAGCCTTAAAGACAAGATTCCTTTTGCTATTGCTTACTCCAACAGAGTTGGATACTACGAAAGCCGCAGTCCCTTGTATGACATTGCAGA